CTATTCACAATTTATATCTGTCCCATCCAACAACCACATACTCACTCCATCCTCATAAAAAATAATCTTCTCAACCAACTTAAAATACAACCCTGCATCAAATCTTTCTATAGGTTTTGTCTCATTAAAAACATTAATAAATCTATTAGTAGTGACTCTCTCTAAAATATCCTCGCTGTTAATCTGTTTTTCCCACTTTTCCATGTCTTCCTCAAATATCACCTCTATACCGAGCTCTTTCAGCATTCTGACATAATTTAAACAATCCAGCGTATTGCGTGTAAATCTTGATATAGACTTGGTTATTATCACATCAATTTTTCCTGCTTTGCAGTCGTTAATCATTCTGTTAAACTGCTCACGCTTTTTTGTGCTAGTCCCTGTGATACCCTCATCGGCATAAATTTTTATTAGATCGTAGTCAGGATGGTTAGTTATATATGTAGTATAATATTATGGGTGACAATTTAGGAATAATATCTCTGCACAGTTTCTGATTCAGACAGGTCATTATAAACCCGCCATATATGGATTCACAAATCAGCCTGTCACACATATTCGTCATGATAATTTTATCTGCAGTATAGGCATTCTTTCCAATAAAGTTTGCAATGCTCTCAGCAGTCATTGCGTTATATTCGATGAACTTCCGTATCTGCTTTCGCAGTTCCCCAGTTTGGACATCATGTCATGAACGCAGAATAATTTTGACTTCTTTATGATTATTTATGGTGATAGCCTACTGATATAAATACCAAAAACTTATTTTTATAAAATAAAAAACGTTAACAAGAAGATATTATCCTCCAATTAACGGTCTCAACTAATGTTTAAAAAGCTAACATTAAACTATTAAATTATATAAATATTTCTATGCACACTTTATTTCTGACCCATCCAACAACTCCACACTAATTCCATCTTCATAAACAATAATCTTCTCAACTAGTTTAAAATACAATCCTGCATCAAACCTTTGTATAGGATTTACCCCTCTAAAAATATCAATAAACCTCTTGGCAGTGACTCTCTCTAAAATATCCTCGCTTTTAATCTGCTTTTCCCACTTATTCATAAAGTAATCCTTATTCTCCAAAATTGTATTAAAAGAATAAACAAATGCCTCATATAAGCCCCCACCATCAATATGCCTGTTCCTACACCCTATTTTTCCCTTAACCTTGTATTTTCCGTTACACTGCCAGATAGTTCTTTTTAATCTTTCATCTGTTGAGTTCCATACCTTTCTTCCAAAAGTACTGCTGCAGCAGCCACATATAACTTTCCCTGCAAACGGGTTATTGTCAGTAGCATAGTCATACTTATGCAGTCCATGCTTTTTTGCAAATATCTTTCGCCGTTTCATTTCAAACTGTACTGCCTCCCATATATCCTTATCAATAATTGCAGGATGGCTTTCTTCAACATAATACTGTGGTATTTCACCTTTATTTATAACTCTCTTTTTGGAAAGAAAATCAACGGTATATGTCTTTTGAAGTAGTGCCTCACCCTTATACTTCTCGTTTCTCAGCATTTTCCTAATACTGCCCTCATACCATTTTGATTTCCCATTCCAGTTCAGTGCTCCATCCTTTTCAAGCTCCTGCGCTATCCCGTTCGGGCCTTTTCCGCCAAGGTAATCGGTAAATATTTTTCTAACTACTTTTGCTTGTTTTTCGTTTATTACAAGGTTTCCATTTTCGTCTTTGTCATACCCCATAAATTTGGTATGATTGACTATGACCTTACCCTGCTCAAACCGCCTTCTGATGCCCCATGTGCTGTTTTTACTTATAGAAAAACTTTCCTCCTGTGCAAGGCTGGAAAGTATGCTTAACAGCACCTCACCCTTTGAATCTAAAGTACGTATGTTCTCCTTCTCAAATATTACCTCTATTCCAAGTTCCTTCAGCATTCTAACATAGTTCAAGCAATCTAAAGTGTTGCGTGCGAATCTTGATATAGATTTGGTTATTATCACATCAATTTTTCCCGCTTTGCAGTCGTTAATCATTCTGTTAAACTGCTCACGCTTTTTTGTGCTAGTCCCTGTGATACCCTCGTCGGCATAAATCCCCGCGAATTTATAGTCAGGGTGGTTACATATATATGTAGTATAATATTGTACCTGCGCCTCATAGCTTGATAGCTGTTCTAATTGGTCTGTTGATACACGGCAGTAAGCCGCCATTCTCTTCTTCCGTGGTTCAGCATTCTGTGCCATATCCGTTCTGTTTGCCCTTGCTGGTATAACTGTAATGCTTCTTGCCATTTTGTATTTCCTCCTTCACAACCGTTGATTCAGTTATATTTAGCCTACTGATAATCTCATCATCAATCACTGTTCCTTCGCAGGCATCTTTACCATTTTTAACATAACTGCTGCATTGCCATACTATCTTTTTGCAGGAATATTTACTGTTCCATGTTCTACGTCTCAATGGTGAACCGCACTTGCTGCAGAAAAGTATTCCTGACAGTGGATAGCGGTTAAGGCATTTTATTGAGCATATTGAGTTTCCTTTTGCTTCAGCACGTTTTTGCATTTCAAGCTGAACTCTCTCCCATGCTTCCTTTGTAATTATTGGTGAATGGTTATCTTCTATGTAATAGCTATCAACCTGACCTCTGTTTCTTTTCTTCAGCTTACTCAAGTAGTTTGGGGTGTAGGTTTTTTGAAGCATTACATCACCTTTGTACTTTTCATTTTTAAGAATATCCCTTATGCTTGCCTCATTCCATTTTGAACCTGTTACTGTTGGTATTCCTTCTGAATTAAGCAGCTTTGATATTTTTAACATACCGTTTCCGTTCAGATACTCTGTGTAAATACGTTTTACAATTTCAGCCTCGGCGGGATTTATTATCAGGTCTCCATATTCATCCTTATCGTATCCAAGAAACCTATTAGCGTTTATAACCAGTTCACCTTTTTCGAACTTTTTGCGATAACGCCACTTTATATTCTCACTGACACTCCTGCTTTCTTCCTCCGCAAATGAAGAGAGGACGGTAAGCATCAGCTCACAGTCCCCAGATATTGTCGATATATTTTCTTTTTCAAATCTTACCTCAATACCTATATCTTTTAATTCCCTTACATATTTTAGTACTACCACTGTATTTCTTGCAAACCTTGATATGGATTTTGTTATGATTAAGTCTATTTTTCCTTCTCTACATAACTTTAGCATTCGTTGGAACTCTGGTCTATCATCTTTTGTTCCAGTTATTCCTTTGTCTGCAAATATTCCTGCAAATTCATATTCAGTATTTGACGAGATTAGTTTTTTATAGTAGGTTACTTGATTTTCCAAGGATTCACCCTGCTTGTAACCATCGGTGGATACTCTAGCATAAGCACAGACTCGTTTTTTTCTTTTTTTAGCCTTGACTGTCGGCTGTATTATACTCACACGCATTGTTTTTGCCCCTTTTAATGTATATATAAAAATGTATTATTTATATAAAAAAGAGGCTGGATATTCGTCCAGACCTCTAATGTATTTTCGCATTCTATTTTCTATTGGTTTTAGCCTTATTAATTCAAGCTCATTGACAATTTTCTTTTCACCGAGAGTGAATTTGAATCCATAAAGCCAGCTCACTTGTAGCCTTATACTGCTTATTTTTATATAATTATAAGCAGATTGACCTGCTAGTGTAAGAATCAAGTTACTCATAGCTTAAATGCTCCTTTACCTATTTCAAGGATACACCCAAGCTTTATACCATCCTTTAAACCCTGGGTATAAAGGATTTCATTTACCAAGGCTCCCATAAGACCATTGATACCAGTATATTTGTCCAGTAATTGACAAAGCTCCTTCTGCTTCTCTTTTGGAACAACAGATAAAATTTCTTCACTGCATGATTCTATATCCAAGCCCAACTGGATATATTTATTATTGCTTAAGTACAACTCAGCCAAATCCTCGGATACCCTTCCGCTGATAAAACAGATAAAAGCATCTTCAAAGCTTTTTTCAGGTTGTTTACACATAAATGTATTCTCCTTTCAAATTCTATTGAAAGGAAATTGAAAAAGGCGCACTGCAGGATTGATATAACCCCACACTGCGCCTGTATGTATTATTGTAAAAATATTCTGTACAAGATATAATATACACAGGGTCGCTGTGGCAGCATTATGCTGTCGGTGTAGGTAGGCTTATTACCTGCATTGGCTTCTGGGTGGTGCAAACACCCAGAAGACATGGCGGCCTTATTAAATTTCCTTATGCACATATTAACTCTGAAAGCCTTATCTTGCAAGTTATAAAGAATTCTTTATAACTTGCCTTATCATAATTCTACAATTAACACGAATCATACTGGAGAACCTTTGCAAATTCAGACTATCGAGCATAAAATTTCGTGATAATATTCGGTATGAAAAGCACGAGTATTTAACAGGAAAATAGTAGGATTAGTGATAACTCGGTATAATTTTGGTTTCTTGTGTCATACTGAAAATAACCTATTGAAGGAAAGGAATGGTTAAATATGACGCTGCAAGAAACCGCCCTACAGGCTGTGCAGACTATGATAGACAAAGGCTATTCGCCTTTCACTGCTTGGAATGAGTACGAAACTGTATATGCACCGATCATTAGGGTTCACGAAAAACATAATATCGTTGAATTTAACACTAAATCTATATCGGAGTATGTTTCGGCAACGGAAACAAGATTCAAAGACGGCAAGATTAGCTACGGAACATTCCATCGGCTTATAGCAGGAGCAGAGAGGCTGCTGATGTTTCAAAATGGGAATGGCATAAGAAAGCCGAAACACGGGAATCGTGTTCAAATAGGCGGGCATTTCGGTATCGTGCTTGATAATTTTATTGCCAACAGCCATGACTGGGGCAAAACTGTAAAACCAACTGCAATAAGTGAATTGCGTCAACACTTTGACTGGCTACTAAAAAACGGTTGCGATAACTTGGAAAATGTTACCGGTCAAATATTACGAAATTATCTTATTTATTGCTCCGAAAAATATTGCCCGGCAACATTGGCACAACTAAAGGGAAGACTCAAACGGTCGTATACATTTTTCCTTAATTGTGGTTATATAGCAAAGGATTTTAGTAATATATTTTCCTTCAAAGTAGCCATTGAAAAGAAAATCCTACGTGCCGTACCCCAAGATGAAATTGCCGCCGTATTGAAACAGATAGACCGCAGTTTGCCACGTGGCAAACGAGATTATGCAATAATACTTCTCGGAATAGTCACCGGACTCCGTGCCTGCGATATTGCCGCACTAAAATTAAGCGATATTGATTGGCGAACCGGAGAAATCCATATCCTTCAAAAGAAAACGAGAGTCCCTCTTGCCTTGCCGCTAACTCAAGATGTCGGTGCAGCTTTAAAAGACTATATCTTGAATGGTCGCATTTCACCTATACGGAAAGTGATTCGTGAGTACGAAGAAGTTTTTATTTCTGTTAAAGCACCGTACGCCCCATTGTCTCATTATGGAGCTATCGGGGGTATTTATGCCCTTTATAAATTAAAAGCCGGTCTGAAGAGTGGGACTTTCCACGACCTTCGGCGTGCTATTGGCAAAAATATGGTTACTGCTGAAATTCCAGTAAGCACTGTTTCTCAGGTTTTGGGGCATGGTGATTTAGATAGCACAAAGCAGTACATTTCGCTTGACAGTATCCATCTAAAGGAGTGTGCCTTAAATTTCCAAGGTATTGTTCCGAAAGGCGGTGCTGCGGAATGACGGAGTTCATAAGTAAATCTAGTTACGATTTGGACGGATTCTTATCGTTGAAAAAAGCATTCGGTACAGAAATGGGATCTATACTGCCCTACATTAAATCTTTTGACAAATTTTGTTCTGAGCATTATCCAAGCACAGATGTTTTAACAAGGGAAATAGCCCTTGGGTGGTTGTCCGAGAAATCGCAAGTGTCTAAAAACAAGCAGGAATCGTCTGTTGTGAGGCAATTTGGAAAATACCTTAACGCAATAGGGAAAACAGCGTATATTTTGCCTGATAATTTTGTACTTGCAAAATCAGGATTTGTTCCATATATTCCAAGCAATGGTGAATTAACGGCGTTTTTTGCGGCTGTCGATTCGTTGAAGCCGAGGAAAAACAGTCGAGCATCCATTATTGCTCCTATACTTTTCCGTCTACTGTATACTTGTGGATTGCGACCGAACGAGGGGCGAGAGCTAAAAGTCAAGGATATTAATCTTCAAAACGGTGAAATTCTCATACGCCATAACAAGCAGCACAAAGAGCGAATTGTAGTGATGTCAAATGATATGTTATGTTTGTGCTTAGAATATGACGTAAAAAGAAAAGAACTATCAACAGACGGCATGTTTTTCTTTCCTGGCAATGGCAACAATCCTTACGATTCAGATAGGTTATGGGAATTATTCAGGGCTTGCTGGCGTTTAGCAAACCCCTATATTCCGGAAGATAAACTTCCACCGTTTAGACCGTATGATTTGCGACATTGTTTTGCTTCAACTGTAATTCACCGCTGGCTCGACGAAGGACGCAATATTGAAGCAATGTTGCCCTATCTTCGAGCATATATGGGTCATGAAACATTTAACAGTACAATTTATTACGTTCATCTATTGCCGGAATGTATCGTACGTTCAGCGGGTGTCAACCTTTCGGCATTTGAGAACTTGTTGCCGGAGGTAGACAAATGAAAGCGGTAAAAGATTCTAAGCTATTTAACCTAATATGTGAATACTTCACCGAATATCTTCCGAAACAGCGCAAGTGCAGTCCCAATACGATTAGGGCATACCAAAATGCACTTGAATTGTTGCTTGACTTCATAAAGATGCAAAAGAATATTCGGATAACAGACATTACATTTAATATGCTTGACCGCAATACAGTTTCCGCCTTCCTTGAATGGATTGAATCTGAACGCGGAGCAAGTGTAGCAACTCAGAATCAGCGGCTTGCCGCAATTCATGCGTTTTTCTCGTTTGTTGCGGATGCCGAGCCCTATCTCGTCGCTAAAGCAGACGAGATAGGTAGAATCAAAGCAACTAAGTGCGAAAAGAAAAGCAATGTCAAGTATTTAAGTGAAGCTGCGATTAAAGCTATTTTAGCAGAACCCAGCGGTAAAAGTGAAAAAGAGCTTCGAGACAGATTTTTAATGATAATGCTTTACGACACCGGTGCAAGAATACAGGAAATTCTGGACATTCGCCTATGCAACCTGCAACTCACTGGTACTCCAACTGTAACACTTCACGGCAAAGGTAATAAAACGCGAAAAGTTGCACTGATGGAGGGGACTGTCAAGCATTTGAAACGTTATCTTAATGTGTTTCATTCGCAAACCGACATGTACTCTGAGCAATATCTTTTTTACGTCAAACGCAACGATGGAAACAAGCGTATGACTGAAGATAATGCTCGGCGACTTATTCGAGATTATGGAGTTTCTGCAAAAGAAAACTGTCCAGAAGTCCCAGATAATGTTCACCCACACTTGTTCAGACATTCACGTGCTATGCATTTGTATCAGCACGGAATGCCCCTTGCGTTAATTTCTCAGTGGCTTGGGCATTCCGAGGTGGAAACCACATTGATTTACGCCCATGCTGACACAGAAATGAAACGAAAAGCAATTGAAGCCGCAACCCCAAAGGATAGCCCCTTGAAAGAATTTGTCAACGCTGACAGATTTACTATGAATGATGAAGATCTTATTAAGCGACTATATGGGCTGAAGTAGTTAGATTATCACGAATACCATTGTGTTCCATTGATTGACGAGCAGTTTGATCAAAAAATATTATCACGAAATTTTATGCTCTAAAGCCTGATTTTGCAAGGGTTCTCCAGTATGATTCGTGTTAATCGTAGAATTATGATATTGCAAGTAGTACAGCCTCATTTTATCAATTTGTTTACATTATATTTCTACTGTTTTTTTTAATAACTTCTATGGTTTTTTAATTTTTAAATTAATCTTATTTTGATAGTATCTCTGCTGCTCTTTTTATCAAAATAGCAACATAGTCACCTTTTACTGTTTTTCCAGCTATGGCATTGTTAACCCAGTAATCTGTATCAGATATGATACCTTTTTCCTTCATTAGCTTAACTGCCTGTCCAATTTCATGGTTTTCTGAAATATGCTCAATTCCGAAGTATTTTAACACTCCTTTTGCAAGAGCTATACCTATTTCTTCTATATTATATGTAATCCATTTTGCATCCTCAGAATTATCGTGATATGCAATTTCTATCAGGGCAGCAGGGGCATTTGTTTTTGCCAGTTCATAAAGAGGCTTACCAGTGCCGAAATGGTTGTATCCCTCCATAACTCCTCTATCACTGGTTGGCGTTAAGGGCGATAATTCAGTATATATTGCTCTTGCCAGCTTCTCAGCTTCTCCACCAAATTTGTGACAATACACCTCACAGCCTCTTGCCTTACCATTTGATGCATTTGAATGTATTGCAAAATGTATGTCAGGCTTTTTGTTGTTACTATCAGTTACCACTTGTGCAAGTAGCATTTCTGGCTTATTTCTATATACTGTAAGTCCATGACCTTTTAGTACTCTCTCAAGAGCATCCGCCACCTTGTTCATCATTTTTTCCTCTGTGCCATAGTTTCCTACACCAACATTTTTCTCTTGTGTTGACGGGCTTAAATATACTGATTTACTCATTGCTTTTATCCTCCTTGTTAAGCTGCTCCAAAGCCTTCTTTAGTTTTTCCGGTATTGGCAGTCCAATTTTCCCCGTATTCTCAAATATACTTATTGATTCATTGGCTATGTAAAAAAAGATTGTGGCTGTACGTATCGCACTACCGTTCTTGATTAAATAGATGTCTATGATGTTTGCGATACCAACCATGATAAAAATTAGTATCTTTTTAAATATTCCACGGAAGCCTATATCGCTTGACAGCTTTTTCTCAAGCACTGCTACCATTAGCCCTGTAATATAATCGATGGCTACAAATGCAAGCAGTGCATACATAAAACCATCAAATCCTCCCATAAGCCAGCCTATATATCCGCCTATCGCTGTAAATATTATTTGAATGGTGTGAAGCATATTTTTCATGTGTTTTTTCCCCCTATAACTATAAAATTTGTCCTCAAAAATAGACTTTTTATTACTTTGTTATTCCACTTTTTTAATTTCTGCTGTTATACTTTTTTGTTTTTATACTTTTTTGCTAATAATTAGCTTAAACTACTTTGGGAATAGTATTTTTGGCAAAAAGATAGGGAGAGACTGTTATATATCTCTCCCGTTAAATCAAGTATTGTTGCATTTTCATATTGTATTGATTTGTCACCTTTTTATATTACTTCAAAACAAAAGGACCTACCTCGAAATAAGTAAGTCCCTAACAAATGTATTATTATTGTTTTTTGCCTTTTTGTATTTTGTTTATTATCTTCTCCGAGTATTTTAATTCTTCTTTAAGTACAAGTAAATCTCCACCCTGTTCCTCAAATCGCTCTAATTTATTAAGAAGTTCTTCTGCTTTTTTATATATCTCTAAAAAAAGATCATTAAATAAGCAATATATAACGTTTTTTTCATTAACAGCTTCTTTAGAAATTATTGTATTGATAATATTAAAGTTCTTCTCCAATTTTCTCTTTACAAGCTTTAAACATAACATCCCTTCCCCCATATATTCTATAACTATATAGTTATTTACGTCAGGATAAAAATAAATACTTCTCTCTTTAATTTTATTATTTTTCCCGACTATCAACCTTAATTCTCTTAAAAACCATCTTAGAATCATTGCAGGCAAAGCTATATATTGAGAATGTGGATATTCAAATTCATCTGACTCTATGTACATATTAGCCATAAATGCACTGAAATCATATGATAAATCTATATGTTCCAAATCAATATTAATGGTAACCTCTGAAATTTCCAAGAAACTACCCCTTCCTTTTAGGCGATTTTTTAAACATATTTCTATTTTACCATTACAGATAATAAATTTATAGGTATACTGCAGTTGTATCTGCATCTAATAATGCTTGCACAGCAGCTTTCCACTTTTCAGGCACATCACTGATTATCTTTAGTCCATCTTTTATTAGGTCATAATAAATCTTATCCATTATGCTACACCTCCTGCCACCATCTCGGCAAGTTCTGCCAAAGCTAATTTTATTTTTGTATTTTCTTCTTTAAGGTTTTGTATTTCTGTTTTTTGTAAATCCTCAAATACAGCCACATTAGGTGTTGCCGATACATCTATACCTGTTACATATTTGCCTTCAGGTATCTCTATATCTAAATATGGTATTCCTACTGGTGTATATAAATCACTTCCTTGAATTTGGCTGATTATCTGACCTCTTTTGTCATAAATAATTCTTGTTATCATTTTACACATTCCCCTTTTTAATTTTATTCAAATGCCCAATACTTTACCGATGTAAAACCATAACTACCCGCACTGAATGAGAATGTACCTGCTCCTACTGACCATGTTGGAATAATTGCTTGGTAAGAAGTATAGCTATCTCCGTATGTAACACTTTTATATCTAGCAAGTGTGGCCACACTCTGATATATACCAGTTGAATATTCGGACGTTATTTGATATGCGTCTGAATTTATAGTAGTTTCACATAATACAAGTATTGTTGATGGCTTGAACCCTAACCCTGTTACTGTAAAAGGAGGTGCTACATTATGAGAACCAAGCCAAACATCAGCATATGCCCAACGCTTTTTTGTGCTTGTACCAGTTAAATTTATGCCACTAGCACTACTAAAAGTATATCCGCTATCCACTTTATCGGCTGTAGTTGTGCCTGTTACAGCAGCAATAGTTTGTGCTCCGCTTAAATATTGACCTGCCGCAATAGTTTGTGTTGACGTGCTTGGGTTATATGTAGCCGCCGCTTTGCTTGTTATCGACTGTGAGACCTTACCGCTTCCGTTGTGATAGCCCTCTGGTATTGTATAGCTGCCATTGATAGGTAAAGATTTGCTAACCGCACCATTGTTTGGCATTGTTCCTGTTAGTCCGGTATCATTATCGTTGCTGAATGTCTTTCCTGCTAGTACATTTGCAGCAACGACATCACCCTCTGCACTAGCTTTGATAAAAAAACAGTTGCCGCTACTGCTGTACCAAACGGTATATGCCTTTCCTGCTATTAGCACAGGAGTTATAGTTGTATTCGGCTTGTATAAAGGTTTTGAGTTTATGGTAGTTGCAGCTGCGTTATTATTAGCAGATGCAATAAATGTTATAGGAAACCCATTTACTAGCGTTTCACCGATAGTAAGTGTTATCGCTGTTGCTGTTCCACCTGCTGCCTGGTAGATACTATCCGATATATGTGCAGCAACAGCTGTATCCAGTTCCGCAGTTTTATCCTCATTTCTGTTTAGCCTCTCTGCGGATATTCCCGGTGCGGCTCCGTTGACATATATTGTTTTTATATAATCTCCTAATGCCATTTTTCACCTACCCCCTTGATATAGTGTCTGTACGGCGGATAGTCCAGCTCTCTGTTGATGCCTTTTGCCTGCTGTATAGAATACGTGCTATACATATCCCTGAATTTGTTGATGCTGTTGCACCTGTTCCTGCAAACCACCCTATTTCCTCACACTTAAAGGTATTTGCTTCGGTGTCTGCTATATATAGCTCGGTGTAGAGCTTTCCAGCTGTTACTGGATCTTTATTCTGACTGGTTACTGTTTTTCGGAATTGTTCGCTACCAAGTTTTGTGTCTGTATTTGCAGGTGCAGCTGTACCTTTGCCTAGAGCAATATATTTGATTTTTGCATCTGTGATTGCACCTGAAAGCATGTCGCATATCATGTTAAGTCCCGCATCGGTAATCAAATTATGCTCAAGAGGTATTATTTCTTTTACTTTATTCTGTTCTTTAATTTCTATCTCCCACTGTCCAAGCCAGCTTGCTGTTTCAATCATTTCTATCATCATGTATAATGTAACCCATTATACTTTTCCTTTCTTTTAATTAGTTATTAATTAGCTATATTCTTTGGAGCAGATATTTGATCTCCTATGGGTATAATGTTTCTAACGGGTACAAGGAATCTAAAGGTAATAATAAAGGATGCGCTGTATTTGCCGCATCCTCTTTCCATGCCATGAGCTCTTCTATTCTTAATGGTTCTGCTTTTTCACTTGCTTCCTGCCAGAATATCCACTCTTGGCTTCGTAGAGGTTCTGTTTTTTCGCCTTCTTCAAGCCATTTGTAGTTTTCTTCTTTAGCAACATATTTCTCAACTGGACCCTCGCTGTCTGCATATGTAGTTTTCTCAAGCTTAGCAATTCGCTTCGCCATTTCTTTTAATATGTTACTTAAATCCCTTTCAGGAGTTTCAAGCTGCAGCGTTATTTCTACCGGCTTCATAGGTACGCTGTTGTAGGATACTTCTTTTATTTGCAAGTCGGCATCTATGTTAATGCCTGGTATCATTACGCGGATAATCTCGCCCGCCTTATATATTCCCTTAAATGGTTTTATGCTACCTGATATTATGGGCTGGCTGTATTTATACAGATGCTTAAAGCCAAGTTCAAGTGCTAAATCCTTGTCATCGGTATCCACTTGAAGGATATCTTCAAATACCCCATACATTTGCTGGCTTGCCGGTTCTTCCAATAGTATTTTTATAGGGTATTCATATTTATAAGTTATGATTCCGTTGCCTGATGTACATAAATCAGGTATTAGCAGCTTTTCCGCTGCGTTTATCAGAAAATCATGCATTCCTGCTTCATCTATATTCTGAATGCCAAGTGTTTTTGAGACTCCGTCAACAGTTACGGTAATGGGAGCTCTTGGACTGTAATAGAGCTGTATTGGCAATGCTCCAACCGTTATATTTTGCGTGTACAATTCACTTGTTGCTTTACCGCCTTTTATCCATAAACGGTTTACTATATTACTTGCATCCGGTACAAGCTCTGCCGAGCCTTTATGATAGGTACCATCAGTTATTCTTAATGGATTTTTTCTGCTCCCCTTTGGCAAAAAGTGTACTGCCAATATGCCCATTTCATCACCACCTAAACTGGATATAAATCTACCGCTGGATATAAGCTTTCTGACGGATACGGTACCTTGAGTATTAGCATTTCAACAAGTTCAGCCCAACCTGAGCCTTGAGGCTGTGTATCTATTTGTTCAGATACAGGCTCATCTATGTACCATTCGTACCCACTTATATCAGATAGCTGTTCCATTGCATCAAACAGGAACACATCGTTGAATTTTATTGATATTGCTTTGTCACAATCTGCTACGCTGTCGAGATTGAACTGTGGTGCATATTTCTGAAATAAATCCACAACTATATCGGATATCCTCTTATTAACATAGTTTTCTGTTACAAGTATTTTCTGCGGTCTTGCCGTATAACTTAGCCCGCTTATTTCAACGATATTTGCAGCTCCATTTTTCTTTCTTGCAGGATTAAGCACCCAACCTCTGAATATACTGTCATTTTGTATTATTCGAACATCAGAGCCAACAGGGTATTTATTGAATATATCTGTGCAAAACGATGGTATTGTAAGTGAAAAAGAACCTGCCCTATCGGTTGTGCTCATATTTGTTCTGCAGCTGTCATAGGCTTTTACTTCTTCCTCATTACCGCCTGGAGGGGTGATGAATATTTGAGTTAGCATGTGTTACCACCTTTCGAGGAAGAAGTCGAATAAATAAGTAATAGTATCGCCTCTATGAGTTAACATTTGTTACCACCTTCCCCCAGTACTAAGTCCATATCTGCCTGCTATTTTTTTGCTTATTATATCAGCGAATTCGTCCATACCATTCCGACCGACAATCGTTCCATGATTTATAACGGTAATGCCTGCTGAGGCTGCCATTGGAACTGTGTTTCTAATTCCTGATGTTCCATTTCTCATATTGACGTTCATATCAAAGGCTAGTCCGTTAACTGCATTTGTTACAAGTCCCTTACTTTTTTCTATGCCGGAAGCAAGACCTGCCATAAAGTCAGGCATCCAGGTTTCATAATCTGCAAGGGGTCCTATGTCAGGTGTACTGAAATGAAGATAGCTTCTGATATTCTCTGCAACATTTTTAATGGTCCCTATAAGGCTGTCTATTGCATTCAAGATGCCCTTTTTGAAGCCATTTATAAAGTCAGAACCCCATTCCAATGCTTGTCCGGGTAAAGCCTTAATCCAATCAACAGCAGTAGTTATACCGTTTACAACCGCATTTTTTACACTAGCCACCGTATTTTCAACACCCTTTTTCATTGAGGTAAACATGCTTACTGCAAGATCATATAGGATCTTTGGTAAGCTTTTAAAGAAATCGACTATAGTTATCCAAATCCCAACAACTCCATTTTTTATATCATTGCAAATGGCTGTGACTCCATTTTTGAGTGCATCAAAGGCTACAACCGCTGCTGTTGTTATTGTATTCCATATTGTAATTGTCGCATTTTTGATGCCTTCCCAGGTTGTTGTCCAAAAGCCTGCTATAGCCTTTAGGCTACCTGTAAATATCAATTTGATTCCTTCCCATATTTGCTTTAATGCATTTTTTAGGTTTTCAAATATCCTTGATGCATCTTCCTTTAATTTGGTAAAATTGCCTGTACACAAATCTATTATTAACAGCACCGCACCTAAAAATATATTTTTTATGACTGTCCATATTCCGTTTAATACCTCCTTCAGCCCCCGCATTATGCTGGTAATGCCGTCCTTCATGCTGCTCCATATGTTTAGTGCAGTATGTATAAACGGATTTATGACTGACAATATTACATTAACTATCCCATTCCAAGCTGTTTTTGCAGCTGATTTGATTCCTTCCCACAAGCCCGAAAGAAGTTCCTTTATCTGTTCCCAGTGCTGGAATATAAATAGTGGAATACCTATGAACGGAGCAGTTACTGCTAATATTTCAGGTCCCCAATTTGTAAAAAAGCTTTTCAGCCAGTCCCAAATGCCTGTAAAGAAGTTTTTTATATTGTTCCAAGCCGTAACAGTCCAGCTTGAGACATCATTCCATAAGTTTTTAAAGAATCCACTTACAGGCCCCCAGTTTTTTATAACCAGAAATGCTCCAGCAGCAATTGCTGAGATTGCAGCTATTGTTATACCAATAGGGCCTGTTGCCACCGCAGCAAATCCACCTGCTGTTGCAATTGCTCCCGATGCTGCTGAAAACGCACCTGCTATCGCCCCAACAGCTGTTATTAATTTCCCTATAATCAATATAACCGGGTCTATTGCAGCTGCGATTAACCCTATTTTTACTATCAGCTCCTGTTGGGCAGGGGTCAGCTTCATAAAGCTGTCAAGCAGGGGTTTAATTGCTGTAATAAGCTTTTGCACCATTGGTATCAGTATCTGACCGAATTGGATGCCTATCTGTGTTACCTGCTCTTTCATAGTACGAAGTTGGTTAGTCGGACTATCCATTGTCCTCGCCAAGTCACCCTGGGCTTTTGAGGTAGACTGCATGATAAGGGCATATCTTGCCTGTATCTTCTGGCTGTCTAGCATCTCCTGCCCCTGCTTGATTATGCCGTTTGTAAGGGCATAGGTTTTGACCTGTGTGTCATTAATAAGTATTCCAAGACTTTTAAGCGGCTCGGTTTCTCCTGATATTCCTGATTTAAGCTTTTCAAAGGCTTCCTCCGGCTTCAGGTTGTAAAAGGAAGCCATATCGTAGGCGAGCTGTGTCAGCCCTTCCGACATTTCAAGAGCCGCAGCCTTTGACTGTCCCATCGAGGTAAGCATGACATTGAAGGTTCCCACATTTTGACGCACCGCATAGGAATTCAGTCCAAGGCTTTTTGATATGTCCTCGGACCATTTGCGGGCTGATTCTGCCATATCGCCCATAGACACATCAAAAAGATTTTCTGACTCTACAGCATCCATTGCAAGCTTTGTTGCAGCCGTTCCCGCGCCTGCCAACGGGAGCGTGACAGATGTGGAAAGTGTTTTCCCGACGTTTGAGAAGCCATCACCCACCGACTTCATTTTTTTGCTTGCGTCATCAAGGCTTTTTGATAAATCCGACCAACCCTTTGTCTTCAGCTGCTTGTTTGTTTTGGCAAGAGCATCCTCCATTTGACCGAGTGCAGTCCTTGCTTTATTCAGCTTGATCTCAAGCTCCTGAGTCGCTTTTGCATCCTTGCCTTTTTGCTCGCTTGACGTTTGAAAAGCCTGCTCCAATGCCTTCACCTTTTGCCTTTGCAGGTCTAGCTGCCTGGACAGGCTGTCGGCTTTAAGCTTCAAGCCTTCGGTGCTGCTGCCAAAATCTCTTATTCGTGAACCGGCAGCCTGAAACTCGGACTGTACAACCTTGAGCTGTCTGTTTATTCCTGAAATCCCGTTTTGAAAACCGGTCTGATCCATTGATATTTTTACCGCCAGGTTGCCGACTTCTTCTGTAGCCATTTAACACCTCCCTCTAATTGGTGTTTATCCCATTATAAAAGGGAAAGAATCATCATCGAGATTCTTTCCCTTTTTGGTTATTATATTTATATTCTGTTTAAACTAATATTGCAATTACCTACACAACCCCAAATAGCCATTTTAGTATGAATGCTATTTTCTATTTTAGAGTTACATCAGTATTTGAACTCTATTTTTAGTTATTTACAGGATAATTTGTATTATTAATTATTTCCATTACTATTTGGGACAAATCGACATCATCGATTGTTCCATTTCCATCTTGATCAGCATTATACTGTAATGTATCTGTGGCAGATGCCACATCGCCATAGTACCAAGCATCAATTCCCAAATCAAGAAGTGTATATTCTCCTGAACGGTTAACGTCCTTTACTCCTTCTATTAATATAATTTTTTCGCCGCAGTTCTTTTCTTCTACATCCATTTCTAGTGTTGAATTGTCTGCTATACGTCCATTTGTTATATCAATCTTTGCTTCACCTTTTACAATAGCTTTGAATTTTAGCTTAAGCAGTATTTTATCGCCATTTGCGGCATTTGCTTTTCCTAGGCTCGCCGTTATGTATCTTTTAATTCCAGTTTCCATATCAGCTTCCTTGTATATTTTTATTCCATCAGCACCTTCAGCACTAACAAACTGTAACTTTGTAGTATCAAATGATATTTTTAAATCTTCTGCACATATCTTATCCGCATTATGTATTACAATGCCGGCTGTTATTTCGTCTCCTAACTTTGATTTATCGACAGATGTGACCTCAAGGGTTACAGCAGGATTTTTGGGGGTTACTGATACTTCATTTGAGTTTGCACCTTCGCCACCAGCATTTACAGCAGACACAACATAGTAGTAAGTCATACCGTTTGTTACCTTGTTATCAGTATATATAGCTTCTGAAGTTGTTGCTATTGTTGTATAATCCCCACCAGGAGTAGTAGCTCGTTTTACATTGTAGCTTGTAGCTGTATCAACTTTATTCCATGATAGAGTTACTTCAGAATTCCCACTATTAGCAATTAAGCTTGTTGGTGCTTCGGGTTTAGCTACTTGTGGAGTTACTGAAACTTCGTTTGAATTTGCACCTTCTCCACCAGCATTTACAGCAGACACAACATAGTAGTAAGTTATACCGTTTGTTACATTGTTATCAGTATATATAGCTGTTGAAGTTGTTGCTATTGTTGTATAATCCCCATTAGAAGTACCAGCTCGTTTTACATTATAGCTTGTAGCTGTATTAACTTTATTCCATGATAGAATTACTTCAGCATTCCCACTATTAGCGATTAAGCTTGTTGGTGCTTCGGGTTTAGCTACTTGTGGAATGGCAGAAGCTTCGTTTGAATTTTTGCTCTCTCCTGTTGAGTTTAATGCGCTAACTACATAATAGTAACAGGTACCATTTGTTACATCATTGTCTATATAGGACGGCGACGTAACAGTGGCTAGCGTTGTGTATGGTCCACCTGCAATCATAGAACGCTTAACAGCATAACTTGTTGCATTGTCGTAAGCGCTTAATCTTGGGGTGTCTTGCTTGAGTCTTTATGACACCATGATGGCAATTCGGGTGACCATGGCAGATAGGGTGTCAGAGATTCTTGCGTTAATTCTTTCAAGCCCGGCAATTTTGACAGTAGATATACCAAATACATATATGGGTTGAGTTGATTCGCTTTCGCAGACTCAATCATGCTGTATACAAGGGCACTGGCTTTAGCTCCACGGGTCGTATCGGCAAAGAGCCAGTTTTTCCTGCCTGTGACATAAGGTCTAATAGCATTTTCAGCACGATTGTTGGATATTTCAATTCGTCCATCCAGCAGAAAATTATTCAGAGTTTCCTT